CCTAGTTCTTTGTATGTTTCGCTTAGTTTTTTCATAGTGCTTTGAGTTCGTATTTGATTCCGTCTACTTCAATGACTTTACCCTCACAGGTCTTGACTGATTTGGGAGTGCCTCGCTTTACGCCATTGCTGGCCTCGAAGTAAGTCTCATTACCATTGGCATCATATTCACTCCTATACCAGTAGTCATTGCTGTCCTCGCAGTATGTCTCATTGCCATTGGCATCATACTCATACCTATACCAGTAGCCATCGCTGTTCTCTAAGTAAGTAATATTGCCATTGTCATCATACTCCCACCTCTGCCAAAAGCCATTGCTGCTGTTCGCGAAGTAAGTCTTGCGACCATTGGCATCACGGTCATACTTATACCAGTAGCCATCGCTGGCCTCGTTGTAAGTCACATTGCCATTGGCATCTTTAATCTTGATAGGGAATGTAAAGGCAATCCCTAGTTCATTATATGTTTCGCTTAGTGGTTTCATAGTGCTGTTAGTTTGCATGGTTTATTTATTTGTAAAAGATATGACGGCCAATAGTGACAGTCAATGTCATGTGCTTTGCCCAATATGGCCGGCAATAATCGGCATGATAGTGATCAGCGCCGGTGGTGTAATTAGTCGGTGCAGATAATGCAATGTCAAGCGCTTTAGCATATCGAGGATGGCGTTGCGCCTTGGCAAGCAGCGACGGCCGCTTGTCAATGTTATTCCAGCATGAGAATTGCATGCGTTGATAGCAAACTTGCGCCGGAGTCATGCGGCGCTTGATGGCGCGATTCTGGATTACTTCATTGACGGCCTCCATAGCGCCTGGCGAATACTCGCCGCCCGCTTCAAGTATAATAGTCGCAGCAACGATCTCGGCGTCACTGGCAGCGTTTGCGCAACTGATCGCGCACAATAGGATGATTGATAGTATTGATTTCATAATCAATGCCCAAAGTAGCGCCGCAAACTACTTTGTCAATACATTATTTAAATAAAAAAGCGCCACCCTTTCGGGCAGCGCCGTCATGTTATCCCTTTCGGGAAGCGCTGTCATGTTATAGCTTAAACTTGTACTTGATCAGATATTGCGTGTTATGCAGCAGCAGCTCGTAATTTGCTGGCGATATATGCGCCTTATGCATCGCCGTCTGCACGCCAGAAGGCATTGGCATTTCGCTTTCATGCTCGCATGTGTATTTAACATCTCCGCGATTGATTTCAAACAACATGCCGCCATCATGTAGGATCATCCGCGCTTCGTTTTCAAATCGGCAATCATCAATCAATACAATGGTTGGCTTGTCGTCGCTTGTCACGCGCTCGATATGGCGCTGCATCGCCCATAGCCATACATCCTTATTGATATATTTGCGCCCCCACTGCGTGCCGAGTGTCTGCAATAGCCGCCTTGGCGTCACGCCTAAGCCGCAGATTGGCTCATGCTTTAGCTTTTGATCAGTCATTGCTTGAATATCAACGCCCATTGCTTCAGCCATTGCCCGGATCGGATCGGCAAAGCTCAGTATCTCGACATGCAAGCTGTCGTCTAATTGCTTGGCAATATCTTGTGCGAATGTAGTTTTGCCGACGCCCTTCGGGCCGACCAATCCTATTATATGTGCTTTATTTTTCATATTCTTATACGTGTTGGTAATATCTTGTGATTAGTCCGTGCTGTTTGTGATATTCAAATCCGGTCGCGCCCTTCATTGATCCAATAAATCCTTTTTCTGCGTGCCATGCATCGGTTGAGCATAGCGCCGGCAAGTATTCGACCAGCAGCCCGCGATGCTCTTCCCATCCATTTTTGGTTTCTGATATCACGCGCATCGGTTGATTCTTCTTTTTGTGATGAATATGGCCCATTTTCAAATGCCTGAATTTGGTCTGCCCCCACTTCTCGGCAAACTCAGCCGCGATGATTTGCGGCCATTGCGCCATCGCAGCACCGTCGCCATGCGTCCACACCAGCAAATTTTTGCCGTGCGTAATTACTTTGCGGCTGGATGATTGCTCGATGACATTGACATTCTTGCAGTTAGCATAGAACGCCGACAATACGCGAGTAAGCCAGACGCACGAATGCCAGTCGTGATTGCCTTCAACGATGACAACATCGACTTTAGGCGCAATTTGCGCGGCAATCTGGACCACGTCATAACATGCTTTCACGGCATAATCCACTACCCGATGAAAGCGCGAGTCAACATCTAGCACATTGCCGCTCTTCTCGGTCTGATTATTTCGGCTGTCGCTGTGCATAATATCGCCGCCAAATGTGACAACGATGCGCCCCGGCTTATTGAATCGCCCCGCCAATGCTTGTGCAGTGTCAACCATACGCTTTGCAGCGATGTCGCAATCATAGTCTGAGTCATTAGTTTCTGCCTTTGTTGCATACATGCCAATATGCGAATCAAAAACCGATATCTCGGCCAATACGTCTTGATTGTCAGACTTTGTCGCACGCTTTACTTTGACAACTGCCTTGCCCTTTACGCGCTGGCATAGTGAATCGACGAATGCCTCCATATCTTCAGCGCCTGGTACAAGTCGCTTCCACTCTTGGATCGGTTTGCCCTTGGCGTCATATTGCACGGTCGTCTTTACCATCTTTAGATGATCTGGCATGACTGCCGGCGTCAACCATGGCGCTTGGCCTTTGCTTTCACATACTAGCAAAGCTTCGCGCACGTATTTTTCACTAATTCCCAGCTCCTTTGCCACGCCTCGCTTTGATCCGATATCCATGTAACAGTCTAATATTTCCTGCTGCCTGATTGTAAGTTTTGTATTTTTCATATTTATTTTGGTTATAGTCCAAATCTGACAAGGTTGCCGACTTGGTTTTTAGATTGTTTGTGAAAGGTCCATCCGCCGTTTTGGCTTTTAGACTTGCCCCAGTATTTCCCTGTATATCGCTCAATTACTTTTGTGCGAACGTTGCATGATCCAGTTGACGGATCGCCGAGATTGTCGCGAATTAATCCGCTATGTGTCTTAGGTCCGTCCTCAAGCTCGCTCAATATATACTCAATTACTGATTGATCCTTATTGAACTGCGCCTCTTTGGCTGCCTTTTCCTCGGCCGCCCTTGCTTCTTCCGCGCCAACTTGCTTGACACTTTGAAAGCGCCGATGCCAACTGCGCTTTTCGCCCGCGTCGTATTGAAACGTTACTTTCATGCTATTTGGCCCGCGCAGCTTTGTATTTTCAAAGACAATCGTGCGGTCTGACCCTTCTGTAATGACTGGCGCTTTGTCGATTGTATATGCGCAGTCAAAGTCGCTCTGGAAGTCGCCGACGCCCTCGGCAATGCTTTTGCCGTGGGCGTCTTTGTTCTTATTGGTATGCGCCAATGCAATCAATGTGCCTCCGGCTTGAGTAAAGCTGCGCACCATGATATTAAACACTCGCGCATCGTTCTTATCCATCGTGCTGACAAACTTTTTAAGTGTATCAAGCACAATGACCATCTTGCCGCATGCATCGTCTTTAATTGCCGCCTTGATAATTTTTGACAAGTCTGCTGGATCAAATCCGTTTTGATTTGGTATCAAGTGATGAATGCCCATGTGCCGGGTAATCTCCATCTTTTCAATGCCGCCGTTGAAACTATCATCCGCGTTAATATAGAAGATGTCTAAATGCTTCGTCTTCTCCATGTCTCGATTGCATAGCATCCAGAGCGTCATCAATGTTTTGCCAGTATTCGGGCCAGCATTGAGTATTGTGCAATCGCCAAGCATCGCAATTTCTGGCAAGATAAAGACAGCATCTTGCGCCCGCTTTTTCATTGCCTCGATGTTTTCATCTGTCGATGCGACCAACTTACGAAGATTGCTTAGAAAGTCACTACCAGTGGATTTCGCCGACTGCTCAATTTCTTTCTTTGCTTCTTCTGCTTCGGTAATAGGTGGCAACCATGAGTCAGCCTCTTTTTGCAGCGCATTGCTTACAAGTTGATCAATGGTTGCAACCACGTCTGCTGGCAATTGTTCGATTGATTGCTCGCCGTATCCTTCCGC